TGTGCTCTTCCGATCTACAGCTACTACAACATCGGCGACCGTGGTACTCGTTCCTTCAAACAGCTTACTGAGCTTTTTGCCGGTAACGGTATGATTGGCTTTGTAGCAAAGGAACGTGTTGATGGTAAGCTTATCCTTCCTGAAGCAGTACAGATTTTGAAGATTGGCAGCACTACTGCTAAATCTTAAGAAAACTACCAGCGGTGTCATTCATTTAGAGTGGCATCGCTGATTTCATGATTGGAGACGATGAGCAATGCTTGTAACACTGGAAGAAATGAAGAATTATCTGCGCGTGGATTATGACGATGATGATAGCTTAATCGAAACGCTTATAGCTTCTGCTAAGCGTATCTGTATGGATATTCTCAGAGTAGATGATGAATCACTTCTTTTCGATATTGAGAATGCAAAGCCTGCCATCATGTACAGCGTTGCATATCTATATGAACACCGAGAAGAAGCTGACCACCACGCTTTGACCATTACGCTTCGTTCACTTTTATTTGGTTCTCGTAAGGAGGTCTTCTGATGGATATTGGTTTATTGAATGTTCGCATTACGATTTTAAAGAATGCAGTAAACACAGATGCTATCGGGAACCACAAAAATGAATGGGTGCCCTTTTACACCTGCTATGCCACAGTGAGTGGTGAAGCTGGTAAAGAGGAAACTGACGCAGGCACTATCGTAGATGATTCAAAAATCGACTTTACTATCCGCTGGTGCAAGAAAGCTGCAGCACTTGATTCCACACATTATCGTGTTGAATTTGGTGGTGAGCTTTATGACATCAAGGCCGTTGACCACATGAACTACAAGCGCAAATGCATCAAATTATCCTGTCAGAAAGTGAGGCGATAATTATGGCTACTAAAGTATCCATTGACCAGATGGCATCTGTCATCATGGATGGCCTAAAAGAATACGCTGACCTCGCCACTGATGATTTGAAAGCAGCTGTTAAGAAAACCGGCAACGAAGTCAGAAAACAGATTCAATCCACTGCCCCAAAAGCCAGCGGAAAATACAGCAAAAGCTGGTCAGTTAAGACGACTAAAGAATCCTCTAACGGCATGGAAGTGACTGTTTATTCAAGAAACAGATATCAGCTTGCACACCTGTTGGAATTTGGTCATGCCAAGCGTGGTGGCGGTCGTGTTGCTGCAAGGCCGCATATTGCTGCTGCAGAACAGGCTGGTATTGAATCGTTTGAACAGGCCATCGAAAGGAGCTTAAGAAATGGATAAAATTCTTGCTATTTTACAGGAGATAGAGCTTCCTTTTGCATACGACCACTTCGCTGAGGGTGAATCTCCTGAACCACCATTTATCTGCTACCTGATTCCCGGCAGTGATAACTTTGCTGCCGATGGAAAGGTCTACGTGAAGATAAATGAATTTCATATCGAGCTGTACACCGACTGCAAAAATCCTGCACTCGAAAACAGCGTCGAAGCTGTGCTTGATAACCACAGCATTTTCTATAACAAATCCGAAGTCTGGATTGAGAGCGAAAAGCTCTATGAAGTCCTATATACATTTGAAATGGAGGTATAAATCATGGGCAATAAAGTAAAATACAATCTTAAAAATGTTCATGCTGCAAAGCTTACAAAAACAGAAGACGGTAAGTACACCTACGCTACACCGCAGCCTATTCCGGGTGCAGTAAGTATCAGTCTTGATGCTGAGGGTGATTCTAGTCCGTTCTATGCAGACGGTATCGTATATTTCCGTTCTACTGCAAACAATGGTTATAGCGGTGACCTTGAAATCGCATTGATTCCTGAGTGGTTCCGCACAGATATCTTGAAAGAAACCTTAGACAAGAATGGTGTTCTTATCGAAAGTTCTAAGGTCACTGAGATGGAGAAATTTGCACTGTTATTTGAATTTGATGGCGATGTGCGCTGCATCCGTCATGTTCTTTATAACTGCACCGCTTCTCGTCCTTCTATCGAATCTGAAACCAAGGAAGATACTATCGAACCGGGTACAGAGAAGCTTTCACTTACTGCTGACCCTCGTGAAGATGGCCTTGTTAAGAGTAGAACTGGTGATTCCACTAGCGAAGCAACTTATAACGATTGGTACAAGCAGGTCTATATTCCTGTTGAGCCTACCACTGCCGGTTAAGGAGGAATCGTATGCTTAGTAAAACTATCAGGGTTGGCGATAAAGAAGTCGCCTTCCGCTCTTCTGCTACAATTCCAAGACTCTATCGTGCAAAGTTCAAAAGAGACATCTTCAAAGACCTGTCTAAACTGGAATCCTCTTATAAGGGTAACAGCGAGGCAGGTTCTTCTTTTGCCATCGAGGACTTGGAGATATTTGAAAATGTGGCCTACATCATGGCTTATCATGCTGACCACAACATTCCAGAGGATATTGATGATTGGCTTGACCAGTTTGAAATGTTCTCTATCTATGAGGTGCTTCCAGAAATTCTTGAACTCTGGGGTACAAATCTGATTACAGACGTGGAGTCTAAAAAAAACTTAAACGCAGTAATCGCGAAATGACAACCGCACTCTTCCTTCTGCGCTGCGTAGAAATCGGTATCTCCATTGCTGAGCTTGACCTTCTTACCATCGGTATGGTGATGGATATCTGGACAGAAAAAGGCAATGACGGAGCTACTTATGACAATCTTGCGACGCAGGAGGATTTTGACAAATTCTAAAAGGAGGTAACCGCCAATGGCAAATAGAATCAAAGGTATTACCGTTGAAATTGGCGGCGATACCACTAAACTACAAACCGCCTTAAAAGGTGTAAACGGTCAGATTAAGAATACGCAATCTGCCCTACGAGATGTAGAAAAGCTGCTTAAACTTGACCCACATAATACAGAGCTGCTTTCTCAGAAACAGAAATTACTGACACAGGCAATTGGAGAAACCAAAGAAAAGCTAGCCACACTTAAGACTGCTGCTGAACAGGCAAATGAACAGCTACAAAAAGGCGAAATAACACAGGAGCAATATGATGCTCTCCAAAGAGAAATCGTCGAGACCGAGGCTGAATTAAAACGATTAGAACAGCAGGCATCAACAACTAATGCTACGCTTACAAAGATTGGTGATGTAGGTTCCAAGCTGGAATCCGTCGGTAATGGAATTACAAATGTTGGTAAGAAGGTATCTGTTGTATCTGCTGCAGTAGCCGGAATGGGCATTGCTTCTGTAAAGACTGCCGCTGACTTTGAAAGCTCAATGAGTCAGGTGCAGGCTACAATGGGAATCACCAAAGATTCCATGTCCGATGTCAATGGTGAAAGCGTCAATACAATGGAGGCCCTATCCGACCTTGCAAAGCAGATGGGTTCTGAAACAGCCTTCTCTGCAAGCGAGTGTGCTGAAGCATTAAACTATCTGGCTCTTGCAGGTTACGATACACAAGAAATGGTTGACACCTTACCAACAGTTCTGAACTTAGCTGCTGCCGGTAATATCGACCTTGCTTCCGCCTCCGACATGGTCACTGATGCTATGTCTGCTCTTGGTATGGAAACATCTGAAGCAGATACAATGGTTGACCAGATGGCAAAAACCGCATCCAGCACCAACACTTCTGTATCACAGTTAGGTGAAGGTATTCTTACCATTGGTGCTACTGCTAAGTCCATCAAAGGCGGTACAGCAGAATTAAATACAGCACTTGGTATCCTTGCCAACAATGGTATCAAGGGAGCTGAAGGTGGTACTCATCTTCGTAACGTCATTCTTTCATTACAGAATCCTACTGATAAAGCTGCTGCCTGCATGGAACGTCTCGGTGTTGATGTTTATGACTCACAGGGAAATATGCGTTCTTTAAACGATATCCTTGGTGACTTAAATACCAGCATGGAAGGCATGACCTCTGCAGAGAAAACAAATATCATCAGTTCCATCTTCAACAAGACTGACCTTTCATCTGTAAATGCCCTTCTTGCAAATACAGGTGAAACATGGGATAGCTTACAGAATTCCATTACAAACAGTGCCGGTGCTGCACAGCAGATGGCCGATACACAGCTTGATAACTTATCTGGTCAGCTTACAATTCTTAAATCTGCATTAGAGGGACTTGCCATTTCCATCGGTGAAGCATTGATGCCAATGGTAAAAAACATTGTTTCAAAGATTCAAGGATTCGTTACTTGGCTAAATAACCTTGATGATGGCACAAAACAAGTCATTGTAAAGATTGGATTATTTGTTGCTGCTCTTGGCCCAGCGCTAGTAATTCTAGGAACCGTGATATCAAAGGTCGGTGTCGCGATGCAGGCTTTTAGCAAATTCGGATTGAAAATCACGAGCCTTGTATCAAAGGCTGGCGGTCTGTCCGGAGTGATGAGCAAAGTCAGTCGGTCATTTTTTGCGGACAGTTCAATACATGCCCTTCGGTTCCTCTCCCTACTCCTGCGTTTGCTCTCGTTTGATTTCTCCCTCTGTATCCTCTTAGCACAAGCGGGACAATACTTTGATATTCCAGAGCTGGGGACGTATTCAACACCGCACACCGTACAATTTTTAGGCTTTAACGCCGTCCACCGCTTTGTGGGTGTGATATGTAATTCACCGACAAAGCCGATGAATTTATAGTAAATCTTGATTTCCTGCCTTACTGTCCCGTCCGCAAGTTTCTCACGTTCCGAAACAAGTATCTTGTCTATGAGTGCGTTTATGATGGTTGCGTCCAACTCTTTCAGCCCCTGATAGTTGCGGATTAGGGATAGAAAGTCCCTCACGCCCTGCGATTTCTCATAGCTGTCATTGAGCGTTTCCGTTACCTCTTTCAGCCGTGCTTCAATTTCAAGCTGCTCTTTCTGGTATTTCCCCGACATCATCTCAAAATTCCGCTCCGTGATACGCTCCATTACCTTGTCCTCATAGAGAGAGGAAAACAGCCTGTCAAGCTCCGCAAGGCGTTTGTTCAGCTTCTTCTTTTCTTTCTCTAATGATTTCGCCCTGCTCTGGTCTGTTTCCGTGAGCCGCCTTTCTATGGCTCTGACCGCCTTTTCATCATTGACCGCCATATCCGCAAAGCGGTTGATGTCGGCAAGGACGGCATTGAATAAGTCCCTCGCTTCAATGCTGTGTGCGGTACACATAACATTGCCATATCTGCCATAATTATTGCAGGTGTATTGTACGCAGTCGATGATGTCGGGGCGTTTCCTCCTGTTGGCACTCGCCGCCCGCATCGCATAGCCGCAGTCCGCACACTTGATAACGCCCGAAAAGATATTCTCAAATCCCCCTGCGTTCTGCTCCCGCCTGCGGCTCGTCATAAGCTGCTGTACGGT